GAGGTCGCCGCCGCGCTCGTCGGACAGGGAATCGTCAACGGCGTCTCCGTCGGCTATGTGCCGGAGGAAGGCGGCATCCGTCGCGCGACCGACATCGACCGCAAGAAATACGGCGGCAATGTCTCGACGATCTACTCGCGGTGGAAGCTGCTCGAGGTCAGCCTCGCGCCGCTCCAGGCGAACCCCGAGGCGCTCATCACGGCCGTCAAGAAGTCCGTCCGCTCTGGCGATCTCTCTCCGGCCTCCGCGAAGAAATGGTTCTCCGTCGAGGCTCCGGCAAAGATCGTCGTCCCCGTGACGATCCCCGCGCCCTCATCCGGGCCACGCGCGAAGCCGATCAANNCTCGACGGCATCGTCGCGCGCGAGATCGCGCGCCTACGCGGTGCCGTCCGCCTCTGAGCGAATCGGTGCGCCTACGGCTCGTCGCCTGCAAGCGCTCCTCGCCTCGCCAAGCAGCGGAAAGGAACGGAGTTTTCACATGGACACCATGAACCTCAGCGACTTCCGGAGCGCCCTCGAGCGCGCCGGCAAGTTCAAGGGTGAGACGGGCGTCGTCGCCCAGAAGAAGCTCATCCTCGACAAGTACATGATCGTCGACGAGAACGGTCTCGCCGTCGATCCGGAATCCCTCGACATCACGATCTCCGCCGCGGCCCCTGCGCCCGAGATGGAGGAGGACAGCATGAACACCGAGAACCTCGAAGAGAAGATCGCGAAGAGCGTCCGGTCGGCGCTCGTCGCCAACGCCGCTCCGTCGGCGCGTCCGATGGCCGTCGTCGCAGAGCCGAAGGCCTGGGACACCGCGAAGCAGTACGGCAAGCTCAAGGCCTTCAAGAGCAAGGAGAACGCGTACCGCTTCGGTTCGTGGTGCCTCGCCGCGATGGGTCACCAGAAGAGCGCGCAGTTCTGCAAGAACAACGGCATCCAGATCAAGGCGCACACCGAGGGCGTGAACAGCGCCGGCGGCTTCCTCGTCCCCGACGAGTTCGAGAACGAGCTGATCTCGCTCCGCGAGAACTACGGCGTCTTCCGCCGCAACGCGAAGATCTACCCGATGGCCTCGGACACCCTGCGCATCCCGAAGCGCACCGCCGGCCTCACGGCGTACTTCGTCGGCGAGGCGAACGCCGGCACCGAGTCGACGCAGACGCTCGACTCCGTCCAGCTCGTCGCGAAGAAGCTGATGTGCCTCACGACCGTCTCGAACGAGCTGCTCGAGGACGCGATCGTCAACATCGGCGACGACATCGCGAACGAGGTCGCGTACCAGTTCTCCTACAAGGAGGACGACGCCGGCTTCAACGGAACCGGAACCTCGACCTACGGCGGCATCGTCGGACTCGCCGGCGCTCTCACCGACACGACCTACCAGGTGTCGGACGCCGCAACGACTACCCATGCGAATGTCGTCATCGCCAAGATTCACTCGGCGCTTGGACTGCTCCCCGCGTGGGCCTACGCTCGCAACAATGTGAAGATCTACTGCCACAAGAAGGTATTCCACGCGGTCTTCGAGCGTCTCGCGATGGGAGCTGGCGGCGTGACCGCGGCAGAGATGTCGAGCGGAATCGCCCCGAAGTTCTTCGGCTACCCGGTCGAGTTCTCGCAGGTTCTGCCGACGACCGAGTCGGGCGGCGCGGTCTACGCCTACATCGGCGACCTCTCCCAGGCCTGCTACCTCGGCGACCGTCGCGCGACCTCGGTCGCGTTCTCGGATTCGGCACTCAACGCCTTCGAGCAGGACGAGCGTGTCGTCCGCGGCACCGAGCGCTTCGACATCGTCTGCGCGAATGTGGGCGGTGCGTCCGCTACCGGCGCGATGGTCAAGCTCACCCTCTGATCCAACAGGAGCAAGACACCATGAAGTCCTCAACCAAGCTCTTCAACCTGATCGGTGCCGGAGTCTCGACCCTCACCGCCGAGTTCGACACCCAGGGTTTCAACTACGCGAAGATCTATGTCGTCACCTCGGTCAACACCGCGCCGGCGACGAACAACAACAGCGTGGTCGAATCCGACACCTCTGGCGGCTCGACGAACGCGATCACCGGACTTGTCCAGGGAACGGACTACACCCTTTCGACCAGCACCAACAACACCTCGGTGCCGAAGATCGTCTGGGGCATCCCGCTCGGAGGTCGCAAGCGCTACCTCAAGGCGACCTGGACGAGCAGCAGCGCGACGACCCACAACGCGGCGCTGATCTGCGAGCTCTCGGATGCCGGCGATACGATCCTCACCCGTCGGGCCGGCACCGCCGCTACCGACGCTGCCGGAAGCGTCGTCAACCTCTGACCCGGTTCCATCTCTCCTCCGGAGCGCGGCGGTCCTCGGACTGCCGCGCTTCTTTTTTCGCTGCTATGCTGCCGATAGGAGGACAGCATGGAAGCAGACAAGAGCACGGATACGCTCGTCGTCAACTCGCTCGAGGACACCAAGTGCGCCGGTATCGCGGACGGATCGCTCTCCGCGATCGACCTCGGGCGATGGCTCGACCGCGTCAGGCACACGGAGAGCCTGAACCTTCTCCGCTATCTCGCCACGAAGATGCGCGACCGCGGACGGCTTACGCTCACGGTGACCGACTTCGAGGCCGCAATAAAGGCCTACACGACCGGCAACGGCGACCCGGAGAAGATCATCTGCGGGGAGAACGGATTGAACCGCGCGATCTGGAACCGCGGCAAGATCTCCGACATCCTCAACATGGCCGGCTTCGAGGTCATCGCCGGCGCGAACGGATCGCTCGCGTGGAAGCCGTCAGAGGACTCGATCTCGGTCGTCGCCGAGAAGCGCGAGCGGCCGAACCCGAAGATCCCGCTCGATGGCGTCGTCGCGATGATGTCGCTTCCGCGGGTCGCGTGGACCGAGACGATGTGCCACACGCTCGAGGCCGTCGCGAAGCTCCAGATTCCCTTCGTCAAGTCTACGGGCGTCTTCTGGGGCCAGTGCCTCGAGCGGATGCTGACGAAGGCCGCGGAGGAAGGGACGAAGTACGCGCTGACGATCGACTACGACTCGATCTTCGAGGTGCGCGATGTCGTGCGCCTCTGGCAGATCATGGAGTCGAACCCGGATATCGCGGCGCTCTGTCCGCTCCAGATCGGCCGCGACCGGGACGCGCTGCTCCTGAACCTCGTCGATCGCGACGGGAATCAGCTGCAACAGGTGACGAGCGAGGACTTCCACGCGGAGGCGGTCGACATCAAGAACGGCCACTTCGGCCTGACGATGATCCGGCTCGAGGCGCTGCGCGACCTCGCCCATCCGTGGTTCATCGGAGTTCCGAACGAGGCCGGCCGATGGGACGACAACCGGACGGACGACGACATCCACTTCTGGCACAAGCTCCGATCGAATGGGAAGCGCATCTGCGCGACCCCGAAGGTCCGGCTCGGCCATCTCCAGCTCGTCATCACCTGGCCGATGGACGATTGCTCGGTCCGTCACCAGTACCTGAACCGCTACTACGAGGAAGGGAGGCCGGCGGAATGCATGACCTACTGATCGTGCTACGGCCGTTCTCGGTGTACGACTCCGCGGTCGGCCGGCGCGACCTCCGTCCGGGCGCTCGGATCAACCTCTCGAGCGACCTCGCCGAGCGGCTCGTCCGCGACGGCTACGCGCACCGCGTCGCGGCGGCGGCTCCGCTGTTCGCGGAATCGACCGACCCTCCCGAGAAGCCGATGAGGAAGCGGAAGGAGCCGAAGCGTGGCGATCGACACGAACAATCTCACGACCCTGGCGGTCCTCAAGACATGGCTCGGGGTGACGGACACGGCTGACGACATGGTCCTCCAATGGTCGATCCAGCAAGCGAGCCGGATCGTCCAGACGCATTGCGCTAGGAACTTCACGCAGCAGCGGTACTACGAGATCCGCGACACGACCGGGCAGCAGAAGCTCGCGCTCTACAACTATCCGGTGACGGTCATCCGGTTCGTTGGTGTCGGGTGGGATTCCGTGCTGTCGATCAACTCGACTAACTCGACCGACGCCTTCGCGTCTGTCGCCGTCGACGCGGATCAGGTCCATCTCACGCGCGTCTCGTCGACCGGAACGGAGACGGCGAGCCAGGTTTCCTTCGGCTCGCACGATGTCTCTTCCGAGGTCGTGAATCACATCAATACGATCAGCGGCTTCTCCGCCGGCCTGATCCTCAATGTGCCGAGCCGATACATCCGCCGACTTGCCGGCCGGGATGTCAGGAATTCGACGGCGTACCTCGAGGCACCGACCGAGGGAATCGACGACTACACTCCGGAGCTTGAGAACGGCATCATCTACGGGAGCACGCTGAACCGCTACCGCTCCGTCCTGATCGACTATACGGCCGGCTACGCGACGATCCCGTCCGATGTCGAGCTCGCGACCCTGACGATCGCGGCGCGCTCATACCGCGCTCGGACGCGCGACCGCTCCATCGCGAGCGAGTCGCTCGGAGGCTACTCCTACTCGACGCGCTCGCTGGTCGAGATCGAGGACGAGGAGAAGCGGATGCTCGCCCCGTACCGGAGGATCAGATGAGCATCGAGAGCATCGTCTCCGAGTTCGGGATCACGCTCTACATCCACCGTCCGACGATGTCCGTCTCTAGCGACGGCAAGCCGAACCGGACCTACGCATCCGTGGGGGAGTGCGTCGGCTTCGTTCAGCCGGGATCGCAGAACTCCGATGTCCTCGAGGGCCGGATGAGCGGAAGGACTGGGGCGACGATCTACATCGCCGGCTCGGTGGACATCCGGATCGACGACGAGCTCTACACCGGGACGAGCGGCACGGTCACGCGGTGGCGCGTCTCGGGGAAGACGAATCCCGGCGAGACGGCGCGCGCCTTCTCGCTCGCGCACCGCCTGAAGATGACGGTCGTCGACGCCGTCCAGGTCGATCCGGACCTCGCGCTATGAGCACGGACCCGAAAGTCAGCATCGACCTCGACGCGATCGCGAAGGCGGTCGACGCCGCGGCTATCGAAGGTCTGAACGCGGTCCAAGTGCTCTTTGCATCAACCGTGAGGAAGCAACTCTCGCAGCCCGGTACGGGCCGGATCTATCGAATCGGGAAGGGTAAGAAAAGCGGACGCAACCTCCGCGCGCGCGGCTTCCACCGGGCAAGTGCTCCCGGCCGTCCGCCGGCCGTTGACACGAACCGGCTCCGGTCGTCGTGGATCATCGCGAGCGGGACGATCGCGCCGGGAACCTCGCAGCAGTGGAAATACGGCTACCTCACCGCGTCAAGGACGCCGGATCGCGTCGTCCTCGTCTACGGCTCGTCGGTCGTCTACGCGCGCCGGCTCGAGCTCGGAGGCGGCAGGATCGCCGCTCGCCCGTATCTGAAGCCGTCGCTCAATGTCGTCGGGCCGAAGGCCGAGAAGGTCATGGCTCGAGCTATGAGTCTGCACCTCGGAGGAACCCCATGAGCGCGAAGGCCATCCTCGACGCCATCTGGACGAAGCTCGCGGCGAGCACGCTCTACACGACGCTCGGAGGGCGCATCGCCCTGAACCAGCTGCCGGCCGACACGCGCGTCCCTCTGCTCGTCTACGGGCCGACCGGCGAGCCGACGATCGTCAAGGCCTTCGGCGGCGTCGACCGCTATGACCTTGAGATCGAGTTCACCTTCTACCAGAGCGGGTCGGATGGCACGACCTGCTACACGCTCTCCGATCAGCTGGCGACCGGACTCGCCGGCACCATCTCTCCGAGCGGCTTCGATCGGCTGACCGTCGTCCGTTCGGCGGTCGGAGTACCCTCATTCTCCGACGACTGTTGGTCGATCTCTGATCGGTACAGGGCAGTCGGCTTCAAGACCTCGTAAGGGAACACCATGGCAATCGACACCTACCTCGTCGGCAATGACGGCAATGTCACGATCTCGGTCGGCGGCACCGCCCAGAGCATCATGAAGGTGAACTCCTTCACGCTCGGCCTGAACCGCGCCGTCTCGGTGCTCACCGGATTCGGCGACACCGGCGGACGCCGTCGGCTCGGGATGCTCGACGCGAGCGGCACGCTCAACGGCTTCGCCGGCGTCGACTCGACCGCGGCGACGACGACCGCCGTCTCGACGCTCTTCATCAACCAGTTCAACGGCGTGACGACGAACGCGACGAACTCCATCCCGGAGGTCACGCTCACCCTCTACGATGCGGCGACGACCAACGACGCGAAGCTCGTCACGAAGGCGGTCCTCTACAACTGGTCCTTCAACTCGACGAAGACCGGCGACTCGACCGTGAGCTGCAACTTCGACAATGCGGACGGCGCGGCTCCCGTCCTGACCTGGCTCGTCTGATGAGTCTGAACCAAGCGGCCGCGGTCATAGTTCCGAGCGGAGACGACTGGCTCGTCACGGTCTGCCTGCGGAACCGGCGCGTCTGGACCCGGCGCGTCTCGCCGGGGACGATGACCGAGGAGGATGCGATCCGGACCGCCTTGCTCGCGCAGGGAGTCCGGAGGACGGATGTCGCGGACTGCTCGGTCCGCAGGGTAGGCGACCAGAGGAGGCTCGAGGTCGGGCCGGCGGACGATCCGCTCGCGCGCCTCCTCGCACGGCTAGGAGAGACGAGATGAAGAACAGCGCGCCGTTCTATGTGACGGTCGGCGAAAGGCGATGCGAGGTGCGGCCGGCGACGGTCCGCGAGCGGATGCGTCTCGCAAACCTCCTGATCGAGAACGAGCGGAACAAGGCGCTCGAGACGGCTCGGCTCTGCGAGCTCTCCGGAAGGGAGTTCGCCGCCTTCGTCGCCGAGCGCGTGGCAGACGCCGAGAAGATGTCGGCCGTCGTCATGTGGTGCTTCACGGTCGAGGGAGCGATGGCCGTCCTCTACTCATGCTGCTCGAAGGAGGACGCCGACGAGATCGGAACCCTCGAGCCGGGAGAGGTCGGCGCGATCGCCGCACGGGCGCTCAATGTGAATGTCGGCCGCGCCGATCAGGAGACGGCGACATCGGGAAAACCGTGAAGCCGGCCGCTCCGGAGCCGGCTCGCGACTGGATCGCGGAGGCGCACTTGATCGCACGATCGGCACCAGGACTCGGCAATCCGCTCGACCTCACGCTCGAGGAGTTCGAGCGTCATCTCGTCGCGGCGGTCCGCGGCGGTGAGATCGGAGGCCGCGGATGAACGGCGGCAAGATCGAGATCAGCATCGCGGCGGTGTATTCGCAGTTCGAGGCCGACATGAAGAAGGCCGCGGCGGCGGCCGTTCCCGGCGGCAAGGCAGTCGGCGAGGCGTTCGGAGACGGCTTCTCGAGCGGATCGACAAAGTACATCGACCGCGCCATGCAGGACATTACGAAGAAGCTGACCGCCGCGGTCGGCGTGTTCTCCATCGTGAACGCATTCTCCGCGGCGCTCGAAGAGGGCGCAAAGGGAGCGAGCCTCGGCGAGTCAATCGTCGCCGGTATCAAGTCGGTCCCCGTCGTCGGGACGCTCGTCACAATTGGCGAGAACCTCGGGCAGATCATCGCCAACAAGGTGACGGGGCAACTCGAAGCCGATGCGATCGTAGCGCAGCAGAAAGCTCTAACTGAACGGAACAAGCTCATCGTCGAGCAGGAGAACAAGGCGCGAGAGGCTGCGCAGGCGCTTGCAGATGAGGAGCAGAAGCTCGAGGACGAGGCGCGCAAGGCCACAGAACGATCTATTCAGCGTGAATACGATCTCCGCCGGGAGCTTGAGATCAGACAACTCGAGGAAGCCGGCAAGTATCGCGAAGCGCTTATGCTGCGTTCTGGGCTGAAGCAAGCGCAGATCCTACGGGACATGGATGAGCAGATTCAGCGAGCTAGAAGCCAAGAGGAAGGCGAATCAATCATTCGCGTTGCGCAGCAGAGGATCAAGAATCTCGACGCTGAAACGAAGTTCGACCTAGCCAATAAGGAGAAGGCTGATGCGGAGCGCATATCGAAGGCGGTCGCTGCGGAGGCGCAGGCTCGGATCAAGGCAGAGCAAGACATAATCGACGCGGCATACGAGAAGCTCCGCAGGAACGATGAGCAAGCCGCTGGGATTATGGACGAGCGCCTGGGACTCGGTGCAGCGACAGGATCGATCGGCACTTCGTTCGGCACATTCAAGTTCGGCGCATACACCGACACCGAGAAGAAGGCCAACGACAAGGCGATGGTCAGCAAGCTCGACTCCATCGCAAAGAGCAGCCAAGCGACCGTCGACGAGCTCAAGCGCGGCGGCGGTGGAGGGTTCCAGTAATGGCGCAGGTCGTCATCGAGAAGATGGACTCCCGCTCGATCTCCGATCAGGCGGGACCGAAGCAAGGCGTCCGGCGCTTCTGGGTCTACGACGACACCGGCTCGATCACGCTGCCGAGCCAGATCACCTTTGGCGACGGGACGCTTCCCGCGTTCGGCGAGGTGTTCCCAGGCGAAGAGGACATCTTCGCGACCTACTTCTCGATCGACCCGGTGCCGGATTCGGCTTACACATGGGAAGTCGTCTGGACCTACACGCCCGGTCTGAATCAGGAGCTCCCCGACACCGATCCGACGACTCCCGGATATGTCGAGTTCAGCGTCGAGTACGGCGGCGTCTTCAAGGACGCATATAGGACAAATCCTCTGCTCTGGTCGACGAGTTACGCGAATCAGGACATCACCGGGACTCCGATCGACGAGGGCGGAACTGCCGTTTCCATCTTCGTCCCGCAGCAACGGCTCGTCGTGACCGAGACGATCACTACCGCTAGCCTGACTATTCGACAGCCGACGATCGCCGGCATGGTCGGAACCCGCAACTCGTCTGCATTCTATGGCGCGGCCGTCGGCACACTCTTGTACGAGGGCGCGAGCGGTAGTCGCGTATCGGCGCTGACGATGCAGCTGGTGCATCGCTTCTTCTATGATCGCTTCCTCCACGCCGAGCAGTCGGCCGCTCTGAACGCGCAGCAGCAGGTCGAACGGCATCTCGTAAACGGCATTTGGCGAGCGAAGACGGTACGCTGGGTTCAGCCGTTCCCGCTGTCCAACGACTTCAACTCTCTCTCGGAGAACTTCTAGTGGCGAACGAAATCCAAGTGACGGCGAAGCTCGTCGTGTCGAAGGGCTACCTCGTCCACACCGAGAACCCCGGTATCACCCAGGTCACGATGAGCGGCACGACCGCCGCCGGCGGCGCGCAGGACATCGGCACGACGGCCGAGGCGATCACAGTGACCGATGTCGGTACGGCCGGCTACGCCTACTTCCGCAACACCTCGACGACCGAGTATGTCGAGCTCGGGACCGGGACCGCCGGCTCGTTCGTCGCCTTCGCGAAGCTGAAGGCCGGAGAGTGCTGCGTCCTGCGGCTCGGCACGAACGCGCCGACGGCGCGCGCGCAGACCTCGGGCGTGAAGCTCCAGTTCTACATCCTCGCGGATTGATCCATGCCGAAGTTCCCGCGCTTCACATCCGGCACCTTCGGCCGTCTCGACTTCGCGACGATGAACGATCTCTTCGATCGCGTCGAGCAGCTCGAGGTCGCGCTCGGACTCGGAGGCAAGAAGAGAAAGCCGGTAGAAAGCGAACTGCTCGTCGTCCGTCCGCTCGAGCGCTTCAACACCTTCAGCGGCGGAGTCGAGAACTGGACATTCCAGGAGTGCATCGAGACTACGAGGCTCGGAGCGACGATGCTCGATCAAGGAGTTCGGAGCTCGACTGGACCGAATGGAGACCAGGACTATCCGCTCGTCGGCATCAACCTCGACGGGAACAAGTACTACCTTGCCGTCGCGCTCTACGATCCGGATGGCAAGCTCTTCTATCGCGTCGTGCAGGAGGGCGGTGCGGGAGGCGACACATTCTTCCCGGCCGAGATCACCGGAAAGTTCGCACAGGCACCATACAGCGACGGCCGCGTATACCGTTGGTCCTACTCGTTCCGCGAGATGGAAATCGGCGACGAGCCCAATCCTCCTTTCAATCTGAACTGGCGAGTCCGCGTAGGAGGGAACGACAATGCGTTCAACCGCGCATTCAACACCCTCGAGCGCGACGGCCAGATCGGGATCGGCGGCAGCGCTCCGAACATCGAGGAGACGCCGACGAGCATCGCGGTCGGTACTATCGTCCTGATGGGCAAGCTCGTCGCGCATCCACCGTTCTACTACTTCAGCGCGGGACCGGCGACCAATGTGAGGTGCTTGTGACGATCAGGCGAGCCGCGTGCTGCTGCGAGCCGGCGACCGCACCGAACTGCCGAGAGTTCCAGATCGCGTGCTTCAATACCGACAAGTACGCGAATATGCCGGAGTACGCGACGATCAACGGGAGCCTCACTTCCGTCCGGACGACATATCACTTCGGCGCGTTTCCCGGATTCTGCCGATGTCCGATGAGGTCGCGCATCCGCGAGATCGCATCATGGAGCGTCACGGTCAGGAAGCGACCGCTACCACTTCCGGGCCAGTTCGGCGGATGCAACTGGCTAGGGAACAGCCTCGACCGTATCTGCTGGGAGGGAGTCGGAGGGACATTCAAGTACGAGGTCTACGAGAGCCAGTACGCTCTATGCGACTTCCGTCCAAGTCAACCGGGCGGCGGATGCGGATGCACGGTGAATCAGTCGGACCCCTGCGCGACGCCGAATCTCCTAGAGGTGCAGAAGGAGACGAAGGTATCCGGTTCCTGCTATGCGTTCGTCGGATGCTCGGCGGACACCTATCTCGACTCGAATGGGAACTGCATCGTCCTATACGGTCACGGTCTGGAGCTGAGCGGAGTCGACTGCGTCGTCGACTATTACGAGCATATTTTCCCCCCATTCTGCAACGGCTGTCCGAATCCGTTCGGTCAGCAGCAATGCGAGTACAGATCTCGATCGACTAGTTCCATGCAGGAAGCCGGGTTCGGATTCGCTCGAGGATGCGGAGGCAATCTCGACGGAAGCCGACGGAACTGCATCTTGCCTGGAGGTGTTGGATTCGATTCTCCGCGCAGCGTGTTTTTCGATACGCCGGTCGGAGGCGAGAAAATCAACGACGACTGCGGTCGCGTCTACAAGGTCGCTACTTGTGAATGCAAGCTCACCTTCTCCTGATTGCTTTCATGCCGCCGACGGAGTCTGCGAGCATCCGCGCGTCGGCGGTCCTCTTGATAAGGCGAAGTGCGCCAGCTGCGATCACTATCACGGTACTCCGCGTGGATTCGGCGACCTCGTCGCGACCGTCGCCCGTGCCACCGGTATCGAGCGCGCCGTGAAGGCGGTGTCGCCGAACTGCGGATGCGGTCAAAGACGCGCCGCACTAAACGCGGCCATTCCGTTCTCCGATCAGAGGAAGGAATGAGCGCCTTTCCGTCCGTCAACCTCGCGCCGCGGTCGTCGCGATACCAGCGCCGTCTCGCGTGCCGGCGCGGAACGACCACGACCTCGACGCTCTACGAGTGTCCTGCCGGCAACCAGTCGACGGTCTACTCCGTCTGGATCGCGAACACGACGGCCTCGGCGGTGACGATCAGGCTCCATCATCTGATCCCGAGGGAGTCGGCCGCGGAGGAGAACGCGCTCTTCTACGGCCTATCCTGCGCGGCGAACACGACGACCGTCGTCGAGGTGCCGATCTACCTCGGACCGGGCGAGAAGCTCGCGGCATACGCGAGTTCGTCGACCGCGGCGACCTTCACCGTTTACGGGTCGGAGTCACCGACCTAGAGGCTGAACAATGGCTCTGACCTACACCGGAACGAACGGCCTCTTCACGCGACTCGGCGCGCTCATCTACATGATGGACGCCGTCCGCACGCATCAGAACAACTTGAAGACGCTGCTCGACAATGTTGAGGGCGAGTACAGCGCGGCGGACTCCTACATGGTGTCGAGCCTTAGCGGAGGCATCGAAGGACACATCGCGACGGCGGGAGGGATTCTCGAGTCGATCCGTCTCGCCTCGGAGAAGACGATCGTCGAGATGTGCTGGGCGGAAGCGAGCGGCTCGAGCTCGAACAGCATGAGGGAGAAGACGCTCGACGAGGCGCTCCGGTGGCTGATCCGCGACATGGACGCGACTTCGAACAGCGTCGAGGGTACGACGATCGGAACCGGAGTCCTCGGATCAGGCGCGAGCAACACTGGCAACGGCACCTTCGACTACCTGAACGACGCTCCGAACATCCTGCTTGGCTCGACGAACGACTGGCCGAACATCCGCGCGGACCTCATCACGGCGCGTTGCATCCAGGACGCGCAGGACAGCGCGGTGACTCCGGGATGCGAGGTGTTCCGCGTGACCGGAACCGCGGCATACGCGAGCCTCGACTACCGATTCCCGGCCGGCAGCGGAGTCGACATGACGATGGCATCCACGACGGCCGAGATCGACGCCGGCGCTCGAGGCCAGAACATACTCACGAACTCCGACCTCGAGAACTGGACGGCGAATGTCCCGGACAACTTCACGACCGTCTCGGGAACGGCCGGCACCGACTTCCAGTCGCATACCTCGACCTACTACCGCGGCGCGACTTGCCTCAAGGCTCCGGTCACTGGTTCCACATGGAACATCCGCCAGAGGATCGGAGTCGTCTCCGGCACGGTCGGCACGATGATTCCCGACCGACCGTACATCATCTGCGCGGCGATGAAGAAGGACGCGACTGCTACAGGGACGATCCGCATCTCGCTGAAGGACTCCGCGGGATCGACTCTCGACTCGGGCAGCTGGAGGCTCGAGCAGTCGGTCGCGTCCCTCACGACTTCGTGGGCGCTCTACACCTTCAAGCGCCGCGCGCCGAAGGCGCTCCCGAGCGAGCTCTATCTCCACATCGAGGCGAGCGGAGCGATCACGAACGCCGCGGCGTACATCGACGAGGTCATCCTCGCCGAGATGCTGCCGATCGCTCCCGGCGGTCCCGCGCTCTCGATCATCGCCGGCTCGACGAACTGGGTCGCCGACGACAATGTCCGCCGCAAGTGGACCAACAACAACGAGGGCGCGTTCGTCCGCGCCTTCGACCGCCTCTTCGATATGTACAACCTCGGCCTCTCGCTCCCGGCTAACTACCTCGGAGGCGAGACGATCGCCGACTCTCTGATCGCGTGACGAGCTCGGAGAGGATCATCGTCCGCGCCTGGGAGACGAGGACTCGGAGCTCGTCGTCCTCCGCGACATCCATCGCGACGGTGTAGAGGTCGAGCACGCACCAGTCGATCTCGCGGATGTTCGGAGCGCGGACTGCGTCTCTGGCGACCATCCCCGGTTGGATATTCACGCGGCGGATGGATATCAGTACCGCGCGAAGGTGCGCTTGGACGCGGCGGCTCTGGAGTTTGCAGGGAAGTTTCGGTTTTTCTGCGGTCGTCGCCCGGATGTCTCCGATATGATCCTACCGCGCGGCATGGAGTCGCGCGAAGAAACTAGGAGACATCATGGAAGCAAAGGCAGAAACAACGGACATCGTCCGCGCCGGCACGGCGGCGATGGAGCGTTACATCGCGGCGGGAGACATCGGACGCCTCAACGAGACGCAGCGGATCGCGCTCTACCGCGCGGTCTGCGAGTCGCTGGGTCTAAATCCCCTGACTCAGCCGTTCGAGTATTTGACCCTTTCCGGCAAGGTCACGCTCTACGCGAAGAAGAGTTGCACCGAGCAACTGCGGCAGATTCACGGCGTCTCGGTGACGAGCCTCGAGCTCGAGCGCCGGGAGGACATCCTCTGCATGACGGCGCGGGTCCGGGATCGGAACGGCCGCGAGGACATCGCGACGGGCGCGGTCAGCCTCAAGGGACTCGGCGGCGAGGCGCTCGCGAACGCATACATGAAGGCCGAGACGAAGGCGAAACGGAGGGCTACCCTCTCGATCTGCGGCCTCGCGATGCTCGACGAGACGGAG